ATTAGAAATCCGTAATGACATCTGTTAGTCTGGACAACCTATTCATAACAAAATAATCATATAATTTCTTGCGTGTACCCGTTGGTTCTTTTGCGAATGCGGTCTGAATATCGTTAATCAATAACTGTGGAATTTTTTCAAGATTAACTAGTTCATCATTCCTTTTCCAATTGTCTGCCATCTCGGCAGTAGTACAAATTTCTTCTGGCTTCTGTGTCAACCAGACATCTAGTTTCTTTTTAGATACGGATGATTGGCGAATTCCTTCGACAAGACAATTATCAGCAGATAAGAAGTTTGGTATTCCATCGCCTCTGTCACCACGAATAGTGTGTTCTTTAAGATACGCTATTGGATTTGGATGTCTGATAAACTTCTTTTGCATAGGAGAATACTGTTGAACTCCTTTGTATTTATGCAACTGAATAAAGTCCTTATCGGATGACAGAATACAAATCTTTTCTTCTGCGTGGTGATACTTACATATCACACCAATAACATCATCGGCCTCTGCACCCATAACCTCAATATACTTGTACGGGAAATGTGTCTTTAAATCTTCTCGTATTCCATCAAAGATTTTAAAGATAATTTCCCAATCGAATGGAGACTTTTCTCGTCCCTCCTTTCGACCTGCTTTGTATAGAGGAAATACGTCTTTTCGCCAGTAGTGTCTACTGTCGTTGCATATCACCAGTTCTCCATACGTCTTATTGAATTGCTTTCGATAATTTCTAAGCGTATTAAATATCATATGTCGGAGTAAATCTTCCGAAACATCTGCTTGGGTTTTGGCATTCATCATCAAATTAGCAATCATTACTTGATTAAAATCAATCAATATCATTTAGACTTCTCCCATTCGTCAATCATCTCATATATGAAGTCTCGAAATGTATTAAAATCTTTAATCCTAACATCTTTAATTTCAAACATCTGGTCTCCATCTTTGTATAATATATGACCAATCACCAGAGAATTATTAGAAGAATCTCCCTTCTCTGTGCTTTCAATCTCATTTACAAATTCCATAATTAAACCTTTAGTTCTTTAATAAACTCTTTAGTTGTATCAATTATTCGCCAGTTCTCAATCTGTTTATATAACGCCGTGCCTTCATTAATATACTTACTCATCTCATCCTGACACAAGGAGTATATAGGCATTTTTATTAATATCTCTATTATATCAGATTTGAACGTGGTTGTCAACTCTTTTTTGATGGTTTTTCTGTTTTTATTTTTGAAGTCCAGAGTGCCTTGAATGATAAGTTCTATGAATTTGACCTTTGCTTTAATGATATCCAAAGCGGAGATACCCTCTTCGATGAGGTATTCGTATCTCTCTTCGTACTTCCCGAGTCGGTAATCGCAAAATTCTTTAATAATGTCAATAGGGGAATCATATACTTTCAACTTTCCTTCGTGGTCAATGACCGTAATATTCTCGTTAATCTTTTTCTTTAGTTTGAATAGTCTGACAATCTGGTGGTCTTTCATTTTCTTACCACGCTTGAGGGTCACATCAAACTTGAAACCCGTCTTGTCGCACTTGTCTGTATACGACACAATCTTTCCAGTCTCTTCCAATTTATCTAGAACTTGGACATATGATTCTCGTGTGAACCCAACTGGAACCTCTGTAATCTCTAACTTAGTCTGACCAGTTAGCGTGAAGTTACCCTCACAATAAACAGAATCTAATTCTTCATATATCTTTCCCTCAAATTCTGGGTAATATGGGAGTAGTGTCTCTTTATCTATATTCTTTCCTTTCAGATACGCTTGACATAACTTCGCAATCTCTTTTGGATTACGTGGTTGAATGTCTGTGGCGAACCCGACTGCAATACCTTTGACTCCGTTTACTAGAACCCAAGGAATGATTGGTAGATAGAACGCTGGTTCTGGGTCTTCCGGGTCGATGCTCTTATCAGCGACCATCGTATCAGCGAAATACTTCTCAAAATTCTGACTCATCTTGACATACGTGTATCGAGGTGCGGCCGCGTCAGGCACTAGGCGTGACCCGAAACTTCCTTCGCCCTCAAGCAATGGAATATTGTTAGAGTGTAATTGCACCATCTTTGTGATTGCATCGTTTAGAGAAGCATCACCGTGATGATAATTTGCCTGTGAAATTGTATTACCACTTAATGAAGCGGTCTTAATTCGACTGGTATTGGCTGTTTTCAGTGCCGTATAGAGTATCTTCCTCTGTGATGGTTTGAGACCATCAATCATATGAGGAATAGCCCTGCTATACAGAACGTATTTCGAGTAATCTTTGTATTGTCCGTCTATCAGTTCAGTTACATTCATTTCATTAACCATTGTTTGCGTGGGAGTGAGTTTTTCCCAAACGCTGTTTCTAGTGAAGGAATTGCTCCACTGTCGAATTCAATGACCTCAGTCACTGGGTCGTTTATCATTAAATCATACTCTTCTACTGATAAACTACCTAATCCCTTATTATACTCTATTCTCCAATTCGTGTCAAGTTTTGCATTGGTGAAATCTGCCAGGTCATAGTATCGTTTGACTGCTTTGCCCTTCTTGGCGATAACAATCGGGGATTTAATCAGTAGCACACGTTCTTCCTCGAACAATTCTTTCCAGTTGGAGAAGAAATTGACTAGCAAGGCCGCGATGGAGAACCCATCATAGTCTGCATCAGCGAGTATTCCGATTTGACCATAGTTCAAATCAACTGCTGATTCTCCCAATTCCAAACCGATAATGGACATCAATTCAGATAGTTCTTTGTTTTTCATAATCTCGGTGGGTTTTAGTTCTCTTACGTTACGAACTTTACCACGCAACGGGAAGCCACCGTGAATATCTGTTTTACGTACATTGATTAGGTTGGATATCGCTGACTGACCCTCTGTAATAAACAGAATCTTATCATCTGCATTTTTAGATGAGGCAGAAATGTGAGATGCAACCTTCTTTTTCTTCATACCCTTATGGGCTTTGCGTAATGCTCGTGCCTCTGCCAACTGCTTTTTGAGTAGAAGTGTTTCTATGATAGGTTGGATTATCTCTTCATTTCGTAGAATTCTAGCGATGAATTTCTCTTCGGTGACACCACTAAAGATGGGCCTAATATCATTTGCGTTATTAGTCAATCTCTCTTTGGTCTGAGAATCAAATTTTGGGTCTGGCACCGAATTCGTGATAGTTACGAAAGTAAGATGGTTTTTAATGTCCGATGGTCTGACTGTCAATTTGTGTTTCTTCTTGATGGCTTCTTTTATAGTCCAACAAATATCATTAGTAACAATATCGTTATGTACTCCACCTCCGAAAGTGTCAATACCGTTAATAAACGATATATGCTCGTGTGACTCGGAAGGTAGGACTGCCACTTTAAATTTAGGAGTTTCAAGTATTTCATAATTTTCACCAATTTTCTTAAGGTATTGCTTAAATGTTCCTGCTTGTACAACACGACCATTGAACTTGAATCGTATCTTCGGAAAACATACTGCGAGGTCACTAACTCGTTTTTCAATCAGAGCCTTGTGGTCCTCAGTGAGTGTAGTCATACCGAGTTTCTTAAAATCTGGAAAGAATGACACATTAGTACCAAGAACTCCCTTGGTCTTAGTTATCTTTGTGTCAATTTCACTAAGATTATGAGAGCAATGGAGTCTGAAATGTTTCTTACCATCGTCTGTGTGGGCGATAAATTTCCTTGATAGAATATTCACTAGAGTTGAACCTAGTCCGTGCGTTCCGATTGAAACGTGACCATCATCTTCAAAATTGGCACCAGCACGGAGATTCGTGAAGGCCAATTCTGCTTGAGTTTTACCCAACTCTGGAATATCTACAACAGGAATACCACGGCCGTTATCGGTTATGGATATTTTCCCATTATCTTCCACATAGATTTTAATCTCGTTTGCAAATTTGAAATTGGTTCTGAACCCCTCATCAATGCTATTCGACACAATCTCATCAAATAGTTTCAGAAAGGCAGGAACAATCTCTACAGATTCTTTAACGATTGAACCATCCCTCATCACCCATTTGTCGTGAGTACCTATTGTGGTATCTCCGACATACATTCCTGGGCGATGAAGGACGTGTTCGATTTCGCTAAGAACTTTTACATCGTTCTTACGCATCATCATAGACGACCCTTACTCAAATGTTGGATAAACTATTCCATCATCTGTAAAGATACTAGTTGGGAAACTAATACTCTTTACGGCGTCAAGTCTAAATGAACGCCATCCATCAGATGGAATATCATAGACTGCTATAGTGTCGGGATTTGGTGCCTTGGTATTTTTATCAGGCGCTCCCTGGAGGAGGCCGGTGATTCTCTCGGATAGGACTTCTTGAAGCAATGTACATTCCATCACTCTCTCGGTCCCGTCTGCTTTGGTGAACGTCACGGTCGCAACGTCATTTTGGAGCATTTCTACTACTTCTTCACGGGTCAGTTCTTTCGTTACTGACTCCTCTGTAACGTAAATCTTATATTTTGACATAATATTCTCCTTCTTCAATTCAATTTCCCGCTGAGTGGATCAATGCCAATGTCATTGATGTCTTTCCATTCCATCAAGTCCAGTACGGACTCATAGGCTTCTTTAAATGTTGGTGTTGTTGTCTCAGCCTCATATAGCATTTCCAATAGCCAAGC